GCAGCATCAGCTCTTCTTGTGCCATATTGGTCATCAGAAAGTATTTCTGCTGTTTCTAATTTAGACTGGTGCTGTATCTCTGCAACCTTAATTTTAGTCTCATTATCAAGCTGATTCATTTCAACTTCTATTTGTAATTCACGCTCTTTAGCTTCAGCCTCAGCTTGTGCTTGTTGCATCTCACCTTCTTGTTGTTGAGCTTGCATTTCTTTAGCAGCCTCTAATCCTCTTTCAAGTATATGCTCTGCTTCAGTCATCGTATCAGACTTGTATATTCTAATTACGTCAAGCATATCTATTTGCCCAGACTGTAAAGCAGATTGAGCCAATTGAGATACAGCAGCTTTCATTTCTTCATCTTTACCTCCGTCACCTAAGAATACTCCGTAATCATTTAGAGCTACATCAGGTAATATAGATATGAATTTATATGTTCCATCGCCAAATACAGTTGCAGTCTTTTTACCCTCACTCCAGGCCATCTTCATAAGGTTGGCACAACGCATTAATACATCTTGCTTAACCGTGTCGTGTGACCAGAACCAAGAACGAGTAATCGTTGCAGACTGTACTACTGCGCGTTTCTGATTACCTACTTGTTCGTATTGCTCGATCTGACCTTCACGTTGTCTAGTTACTCCAGACACTTGACCAGCCATATCTTCTAGCATACTTTTAAGGTTTATAAGTTGCTGTACAGAATTAGATAACGTAAAGTCTATCTGCTGGAATTGATTAAATGTTTGCGCTTGTAAACCTTCATCTTTAGAGTTAATAGGTATAATACCATCATTTTTAATATGGTACATTATATCTTGCATATTCATTCCAAGATTAGCTGGCATTTGCGCTACATCGTAAACAACCGCTTTACCGCCAGATCTAGCCATACATAACTCTATGTGGTACATAGTTATATTATATAGCATCTGAACATTCTTAAGTAAATCAACCATAGAAACAGAACTACCTGTAGTATGGTTTCTTATTACGCCAACATAACTTAAATTAGCGGCACTAGGATCATCTAAAGAACGTATTTGGTCAGGAACTCGCTGACAATTAACCATAATCGAACCACCAATCTTTGTAGCCTGCCAAATATCATCAACAACAACCTTGCGAACTTTCTCACCTTTACGCTTTCTATACTTATCAGATACCATTTTTCTAAACGGCTTCTCATTATCGTGCTTATTAGGGCTTAACTTATACTGTATCTTTCTTAAAGATTTCCACTCTGCATGAACTACTTTTACCCTAAGCTCTCCAGTCTCACCGTTCATGTACCAATTTCTATATTCCGATCTAACATCTGATTTGTTTTGTTGAGACATAGACTCTATAAGTCGTATTTGCTTATCATCTAATTGTTCACCAAACTCATCTATTATATCGCTAGGTGCTAACCATCTTTCCTCTGTAATCCAGTTAGCCTCTCCTAAATCATCTGTTTCGTTGGACAAATCATAAGCGAGAGACCTTGGGTCTACTCGCCTAACCTGTGGATCACCATCTTTAATTTCCACGCGATAGCACTCCTTACCAGTTATTAGTAGATCCCTAAAGCCCTCCTTGAATTTGTTTTTAATTTTATATCTATTCGTTAAAAATTCTAAACCATCTTGAACTGCCTCTTCTATAGACTCTCTATAATTATAACGCATAAACGTGTCTATATCATCTGGTACGGGAATTTCCTGTCCTTCTGTTTTCACATCCATACCAAGATTCTTCATCTCCTCTTTAACATCTTCCATTAACTTATTCATAACCATAGTTACTTTATGGTCTTCCTTTCTGTTAATGGCTTCCTGATTAATTGTTACAACTTTAGTGTCAAGAGGTCTATGTAGATCTTCACCCAATAACAAATCTATTTTAGGTTGCACTATAGGGTAATTTACTAGTCGAGCTGGGTAGTTATACCCATACTGCTCTGTAAGGTATTTGTAATCGTCACGATTAAACTCTCCGTTGTATATATCGTAATTTCTTATATCCTTTAGTCGATACCTATTTTCAGGACTACTTACATGGTCCGTGTGATTAACAATTGCGTCAAGCATGTGCTCACACCATTTCTTATCCTTTTTTGAGTCTGGTATTAATTGACTAGGAAAGTTCTTCATTATCTTGTATATTTAACTGGCGTACCATTACTATCATATTTATAATATATAAATCCACTCTCTTTTATTGATTCTTTTTCCCTATCTTTAACTTCAATTGCAAAGTTATCATTTTCGTGGATTAAACACAAACCAAATGCAATTGCCCTATCCGTATTGCGTGAACCCCAATCGCATAGCTCATCCAGAAGGTCTATAAACCAAATTTCATCACCTCTTTCTTTAATATAGTCATACATTAATGACTCCATATATGCTTTAACCTGCTTATTCATATGCACACCATAGTTGTTTCTAGTTTTAGTTCCAGGTGAGTGTGCTGATCTAGGTTTAGTCTTTAGATACTTTTGAGCTCTGTTTCTCAAAAAGTAATCCAAGATACCAATTTTTGTATATTCAACTAGCATTTTTGAATTATAATATACCGCAAGCTTTAAGCAACCCTCGTAAAATTGATCTGCTGTTTCAGGTCTATCAGTATATTCAGCTATTGGTAATCTATATGGTTGATTAGTATCTGCTATTCTTCTAAATATAATTGCAGAGCCCATTGATTCTGATGCTCCAGCCTCGTCTTGATCATACGAGTCAATACCGCCAACATCTAATCCTTGAAGGTGAGGTTGTGGTTTGTGTAATATTTTATAAGGGCCGTGAGGGTGAGGTGTAAACTTAACTTCATTAGTTAATCCATCATCATCTATTACCCAATCAAGACATCCAGTTGTAATATGCTGCTCTGGATCTGCTAGTGTTTGAACTCTAGCTCTCTGCTGATTAAGCAATGCTATATCAAACCTAGAACCTTTTGTTTTCAGGAAGGCTTCCTGTACAGTTAAAGGGTAGTTTTGTAAATGCAAATTATATGCCTTACTATCTCCACCACCATCTAATATCTTTTGACGCTCCCCTTCTATGTATTCATAAGCCTTTTTCTCATCATCAACTCCAGTCTTAGGGCTAAAGAATCCGTGTAATGCCCTTGACGCAGGAATGAACATAGGAATAAGATTAAATGCATCAGCATTATAATACATATCCATAAAGTCAGCAGAAGCCGCGTCAATGTCACCCCCAGTTCCACCGACAACAGGTACTCCGTACTGCATTGCTCCATCCATGAAACAAGCTTTTGACGACATGTACGCATTCTTTAACCTTTTAAACTCTCCTGCTTCTTCAAATATCATTATAGATAGACGCTCACCTTTGTATACCTCTGGATCATCCATCGTTCTGCAGTGTATCACAGACTGATAGCCTCCTATCTCCCAGCGCCCTTCAGCATTCTTCTGCCTATACCCTGCCCGTAACACATCCTTAGTATCCTTTAACCACCCGTGCCGAAAATTCGGATGTTGATTCATCAACCCTTTTTTTGTTTTCTCAAAAAACGAGTTAGCCGTAACACCGAGCCCAGCCGCAATTCCTACCTCGGAATGCGGAAAGAAAGTAAATTCATGACCTACCAGTCCAGAGTTCATGTAAGAAAACCCTTTATCCCTAGCTTTAATAACGATCATTCCTTTACCTTCCTTACGACAGGTATCAAATAGCATAAAGTACTCCTTATCCATATCCCGATACCATGGATATATAAGGGATTTACGGTTTGAATCATTACCATCATTCCCAAGAATCATGTAGTAATTCAGATACCAGTAATAGTTACCAGGTATCCACTCTCCGCCAGGGGGTTTATAACCGTGTATGCACCTATGCATCTCCTCTTCCCAATAATCTTGATATGCAAGACTACTTACATCTAGATTGGGGTGCCCATTATTAGGTATGGGCCTGTAATGTTGTACGTTGAATTTCTTAGGCATCCTTAAGTCTTACAGCTCTATCCTCTAAAAAGCTCAGAGTCTGTTCACCACTAATTGTTTTTCTCTCTCCTCTACGTTCAATAGCCTCTAAGAGAACAGTTCTTGTTCCCAGCAATTTCTCTATACCAATCATGACCTTCTGCAGGTCCTCTGCATTATCTTGGTCTAGGTGCCAATTATTAATTAGTGTAGTATACTGGTCTATCTTCTTATTGAACGCCTCTAACTGCTCGTCAAGAGGATCTCTCTGTAATTTCCTATACTTCTCTATAGCCGCCTGCACCAATGGGTGTTTAAGGTCTGACCATTTGGTCTTCCCAAAAATATCTCCTATTATCTGCCGATAACGGTCTTTCTCGTTTAAATATCTATAAGGTGAATCGTAGTCCTGACTTAAAGCTACAAACTTCATAGCCTTCTGGCCTAACTTCTTTTCCTTTAATACCTTTTGGAACTCTGGAACAGCTAATACACCGTTATCCTCATCCATTATGTTCTCTCCTTTCTTGCTTATCTTTAATAGATACATTTATGCCCTCTCTAATTTATACTTTAGCATAAAGCTTCCCACGTCTATGCCATCCGAATAACCAACAGGCACCTCTACCTCTTCGTAATCATTAGTAATCTCATTATAATATATATAATTTAAAGTCTCCACTATCGGATCATTAAAATATATACCCCTTTCTAATATCTTCCAGTCATGATCTATCAGCCACACATCTATCTCATTGTCTACAGCAATGCTAGGTGCGAAATCTGAAAAATCATCTGTTACATACACTAGTTCTAGGTCTCCTCTCTCATTTCTCTCTATATCCCCAAACGGAGTCTCTATAAACCTTTTCACGATGTCTTTTAGTTTTAGCATTATTAATATGGGTTTTTTGGATTCATTCGGGCTTTGCACTTTTTACACATGCAACCCTTTTTGCATTTCTTCATAGTAGTATTGTTTTAGCAAATATAAAAAAATTTTTTTAGTTGTGGATGTGCGATACCCTATGCTGGGCGCCCCGCGCCCTTCCCAAACTTTTGGCTACCGCCATCTATTTATTCAAAAAT